AACTCCATTCAGGAGTTTCTCGTCGAGTATTCAACTGGACGGGCGATCGACGCGTGCCGGCGCGGCGGGATGACGCTGGCTGACACTGAGCGTGAAACGGCTGCCATCATCAAGCTACAGCTGGGTTATGAACTCAAGCTGAAACTGCACACCGAGACGCACAACGCCACTTTCCTGAGCGGCTTGTTTGTGCCTGTTAGCGGAAACTGCTATTGGTCGCCTAAACCAGGGCGTCTGATGGCAACACTCGGCTGGACCGTCACCCGGCCGGGTCCTGTCACGCGATATCGAGATCTCGCGTCGACAGTCAACTCGTTCATGCCGTATTGTTTTGTTCCGTTCCTGCGCTGCTACTTGCGCCGCGTGATGGATCTGCTGCCAGAGTGCTACCGGTGCTACCACGATCCTGCGACAGTTCGCATGGTCGCTGCCCAGGGCATCGACGTCGCTGAGCCGCAGGTTGACACGTGGGCGTTCATCGCCGCGCGGTACGGATTGACGGCATCGGACGAGCAAGCCTTTCAAGTAAGCCTGTTGCGTGCAACCAGCCTGCCTTTTATGCTGACCGACTCTGCCTTGGGTCGGCTGGCTGAGGTGGACTGCTAAGCGCACGGGCCCAGGGTGGTAGGGTGGGAAAGGCGCGCGCGTCGGGGAGGGGATTATAATTTCTCCGGCGCACGCAGCTCGAGGCATAGAGTTATTATGCCCAACACGGGAAAAACAAAATCGCAAGTGTTTTTATGCTCTCAAAGAATGAGTTCGTTGCTAAGCACAAAGTCAAGTTCGCAGGCCTCACAAAGTCCGCCATCGACCTCCGCTACGACAGCTACCGTCGCAGCTACTCCGCGTCCGCTGCTCCCACGGCGGCTTCGGTTCCGCGCCGCGCATCAGCGTCAGTGAACGCTGTTGCGCGGCGCCCTGCGCAGCAGGGTTTGCGGGCCGACGCCGTCCAGGCAGCCATGGCGCGTGCGTACGCTGAACACGAGCTGATGCGCGCGATGCTCGATCCGTTCGCTGTCGAAGGCGTGCCACGGATTCCTGATGCTGATTACGCTCACACGAGCACGACACGTTTCAAGTTCAACGTGGACCTCCAGTCGAACGACATCGGCGGCGTCGCATTCTTTATGCGCGCGTCGCCATGGCAAACGTTCGCCGTCTCCGACACGCAGTCGAACGTCGCCACCGCGGCGGGCGCTGCTTCCCAGTTTGTCAGCGGGTTCGAGTGGAATGCGTACGCGCAACACATCGCTCGCCAGGCGAACCTCGAGATCAATGAGCCACAATGGACCAACAACGCGTGGAGTATTCCGATCATCACAAACGCTCTCAAGCGAGCGGGCGCGAATCGGGACTTTGCGCTGCGCGACTGCTCGCAAGCGTCGGCCTTCTACGGCGTCGCTGCGGCGTGGCGTCCGGTGTGCGCGGGCTTTAAGTTCACGTACACCGGCGCTGTGCTGCAGGCGTCGGGTGAAATGGCCGTCGCTCGCTGGCCAGGCTCGTACCGCGCGCCGACGATTGCCAACTACGCGTTGCGCATGAATCTCGACGCCGAAGTCGTGCCCGTCACGCAGGTCGAATTCGGCCCTACGTTCGACACCGTCCAGGCTCTGCCCGGCGCTCAAGTCTACGCTGCTGCCTCCGGCTGCACGGCGATCTGGGCGCCCTCGAGCCGACAGTGCCAAACGGAGTGGCGCCAGGTCAAGCCGGTTCCGGCGCTCTGTCCGAGCATCGGCGGCGACGACGGCATCTTGCAAATCTCGGACACGCCACTGACGGGTGAGTTGATCCTGCCGCCGCCCACTGTCGGCGACAATGCACGCGCTCTCGCGCTGCAAGATCGGCTCTACTCGCAGAACGCGAACACCATCGAGTGGTCGCTGCTCGGAACGCCGGGCACGATCGGCGAAGGGCGGCTCCTGTACTTCCAAGACGGTGCATCAACACACACGCCGGCGGAAATCAACCAACTGACGAGCGATCGGCTCCTCGACCTCATGAACGCGCAGTACTCGACGGACATGATGGAGAGTGACAACGGTCTGATCCTCGTCGGCGAAGGTTTCCCGCCGAACGCTACGGTTGGCACAATCGAGGTCGTCGTCGGCGTCGAGTACCTGCCCGACACGCGCACAGTCAGCTTTGGCAGCGCGGCCCGCGGCACCGCCGCCGGTGCCCCTGCCAAACAGTTGGCTTCGCATGCTATCGCTCTCCACGCGGCGAAAGCTGCCCCGTCATCGCTCCCTGGAGCGAAGTCGGGCGGCGACTTCATCGCTAAGATTGCGGAAACAGCGGAGTCGATTGGCGCGGCCATCCCGCGCGTTGCCGGCGCTATCGCGCAGGCTGCTCCGTACGTCGAATCGCTGCTCGCGGCTCTCGCAATCTGACCTCTGAGGCGACTGACCATCACGAAAACACAGAAAACACATAAAAAGCGAATAAAAACAAAACAAAATAAAAAGTTTCCCGTTCCTATTTAGAC